CAATTATATTCTGTATATATGCTGGTAGAGTTGGAGGTGTATCTCTCCTTACTTCTGTACCGGGATTTTTACGTACAACTAAACCCTTACGATTTGTTAAAGAGTTTTTCTCTACTCCGCAGTTTTTATCAAGAATCCATATTGGATTGCCAGTTAATTCTGCGCTTTCTATAATACTATTCATAAGAGAACATATTGCTTCTTGTGGAGATATAAGCTGTTCTACTTCTCCCATTGCCCAGAATTGTCCGGGAATAGGATTGCATTTCCACATAACATAAGGGAATCCATCATCATAAGGATTTTCTATATCTTCAAGTAACACATCACCAGCAATAGTAATTTTTCTACCGTTTTTATACTTCAATTTTGTTACTTGATATGTCTTTTTATCTCCATTCTCATCTTCTTCCTCTTCAATAGTAACTTCTGTAGAGTAGTCTTTCATATAGCACTCAATATAAAGAACGTTATTTTTAGAGTTTTCAGTTCCAGTCTTACCGTAAACTAAATATTCATCTTGTATTGGAGTAATATTAGCTCTTAACTGTTCTGCTTTTTCTGGATATGCTTTTATGATTTCACCAACATTTTTATATGCCGCATATCCACAATACTCTGCGTCTTCTATACAAGTAGCCATTGGGTCTACAAAAAAGTTAAACACTGGTATTGGTATACATTTTACTTCACCTATACCTTTGCTTTCTGATTGNTNCCAAGTAAGTCCAAATATAGCGTTACCAGTTATAATTCCATGTTTTATATGTTCTAAAAGCTTTATAAACATTCCTTCTCTTTTCCACTCATGGTCTAATGCGTACTGAACATTAACAGACTTTTGATAACTATTGATACCTCTTGGAATTGCTAACATCTTTGGATTGTTAGAAAACATTATTGGTACTATTGTTTCTACTGTAGAATACACGTAATTAGATATTTCTTGCACTTTATAATTCGGTAAATTCTTTTTAAAATATTCAGACTCATAAGCTTTAATACACATATCCCATTTTTTATAACGTGAAGCCATAGAGTCGTAAGAAGTNCTAAACATTTGTTGTATTTTAGACACTAAAGCTTTATCTTTTTCATCTTGTTCTTTNNTTTTATCTTTATTAAATTTAAAACGTGCCATTATATTTTACCTCCTAAATTGTTATCTTGATTTGTTTCTTATTTCCATCAAGATGTGCTATTCAGCTATTTCTAATCTATTTTCTTCATCATCTTCGTGTATATATCTGTGTGGACTATCAAAATTTTCTCTTGGTTTGTTAGTCACTTTATCTGTTAATTCTGGTACATAATTTTCTCCCTTGCCTTCAAGAAGAACTTGCAACAATATAGCACAAGCCATTACTGTATCGTCATGACAACCTTCTTGTGCGTTTGTAGAACCGTTATCTTCGATAATGTATGTTAAACACTCGTTTATAAGAGTTATCCATGGCATGCCTATATACTTTTCTCTTATAAACTCTGCTAACTTATTTATCATAAGTGGTTTAGTTCTAGAAGTCGTATACCAGCCAACTTTTTGTGTTAAAGTATCGCTTATTTTATCATATGTTTTTGTAAAAAATAAATTCCAATATTCTAATCTTTGAACAGCTTTTATAGTAGTAAGACCATGATTATTAGCTTCTATTCCTAAATACGCTTGATTGTAAAACACACTTAACTTAACCAATTCTTCTCCAAATAAATCTGGGTCTATATGACCNTACCAACAAGCACAAATATCAAAGTTATCATCTCCAACCAAACCAACAGAATAGTCGCCATCTATAAGTCCTTCTGCAACGTCAGCNCCTATNCCATAGAANNTATCTTTCTCTGGGAATTTCCAAATCTCAATATAGCCTTTAGGGTCTTCTACAAACTTAACAGCCATACGGTCTGGGTTTTTGTTTGTCCACTCNAAGTAACCTCTTGTNCCAGCTTTAGCTTTCTTTCTATACTGCTTTAACACACCAACAGAAAATCTAGGTCTACCAGAAGCTATAAACGCTTCATCTGGTGTAGATGGATATTCTTGATGAAATATTTCTACATCTCCATTACATAAGTTCTTTATGGCATATCTACGCCAATTAAGCTGTTCATATGTTAACTCTATGCCTTTCTCTCTTGCGATTTGTATAAGTTCATATTCTTCTGTGTGTACTTCGTTACCATCTTTGTCTTTATAAGTGTAGTTGACTTCTTTGATAAATTCTTGTTTCTCTTCTTCGCTGGCAAACGGTTTAGTGTATGTAGGTTCCTCAAACCAAGCGAAAAACAGCGGTATATACTCGTTATCACCTCTTTCAGCAGCCTTCCAGAAATCATAAAACCAACCTCCTACGCCGTTAGCTGTACTTTCTATAAATACTGATGTGTTAGGCTCGTAAGGTACACACTGCAATATACCTGTCATTAGTTTTTTAGCGTCTTGCCAAAATGCTACCTCTGAACAGTGCATATTATGAAATGTATTAGAACGACCAGCGTCTACATTTCTAGCAGAACGTACTTTTATTGTTGATTGTAGCCCTGGATTACGTCTTTTCTCATCTGGGTCATTAGTAGGATTTTCAAACAACATCTCTTGTGAGTTAGAGTATTTAATCATAGGTGCAAGTTCTGCTGGTAAGTTATCATAGAATGTTTTATACATTGTGTAAAGATTTTGAGATGCTTGGTCTTCGTGAGCTATGATTAGTCCGTTTTTAAGTCTATTAGTTACTTCATCATTAAAAATTAACGCTTCTACAAATGTACTAAAACCAAGCTGTCTTGCTTTAAGAATAATAATTCTTACTGGTCTGCCCTCTGCCTTACATTTTTCAACTGTTTCAAGCAGTTTAAGTTGTGCAGGCTTTGGAACAAGATTAGTAAGCGTAGCGTTTTTAGTTCTTATCTTTAAGAAATTCGGAATATAATTTCTCGGTTGCATAAGCAACTTGAACTGTTTTTCGTTAATTGTTTTACTACTCATTTTTTTTCACTTCCCTTTTTGCTTCACTACCTTGACAAATCATGAATATTAATAATTAGTTTTCACCGTTATCTTCTCCCTCAATGTTTATTTGGCTTTCCACACCATCTTCGCCATCAATGGCATACGGAACATCTTGAATTTGAAATTGTACATTATCTACAATCTCTTTAAGTCTTTCTTCGTAAGTATGATTAATATTAACAGTTTTCTTTTCTTCTGCTTTATGTCCAGTTCTATCAAGTATATCTTTTGCTACATTATAACGAACCATATCATTATCACTATCTAATAGTTCGCTTTGTGTTTCTACCGCTTTAAGACGTAAACTTTTAAGTGCGGCATTTATAGTTTCATTTTCATCTATTTGATATGCTTTAATCATTTCTTTTATTTCTTCATCTCTTAGAAGTTTTGTTACAGTTGTTGGCGATATACACAATATACGTGCTATCTCACGATTTGTATAACAGCCGCTAACATACAAGTGAACAAAACGCTGTTTGAGAATAGTTCTTTTAGTTATTTGTATTCTCTGTCTTTCAGACAGTTTGTCCTCTCTAAGTGAAGCACGAATCATGGAATTAAATTCTTTCTGCTTTGCTTTACGAGCTTCATCTACACGCATAATTTCACTTACAATTCGTGTTTCTTCTCTGTTATACTCTTTTGGCGCTCTTTCTTCTCTAGGCATTACTATCACCTTCTTCTGGTACAAATGCTTCTTCGTCGCCAGCTAATGCATACTTGATTTGCGTAAACAAATTTTGTTTGTTTTCTTCATTTACTTTTGCCTTCTCATCTGGAACAGATGGTCTGGCAGAACGTGTACCAAAATAATATCCACAAATCAGAAAAATAACATTACTTGCTGTAAGCAATATGTAACTCATTAAGACACACTCCTTTCCACCGCTTTTCAAGCGGTATGTTATTCTACTTACATTATATACTCTATACCATGATTTGTAAACATTTAGTGACATTATCAGTCGCTTTGTCTGACATGAATGTGTCAGATAGAACTGATACAAATGTGTCAGAGAGAGTGAAAAGAATCATTACATCATACACAGCATTGTGTTACGCATAT